TTTTTGCACCCATCTGAGGATGCCTTGCACACTCATGTAAGTAATCGTTAAGATCTGGTAAGGTTCTGGTTCTGCCGTAATAATTTCCTTTGATAACAACCTTGTGCATCTCTAAGTCCTCCTTTCTTTCATTATGGGTGGAGCCGCCGGAATGACGGCTCCTGGGTAATTTAACAAAAGATCCTTGTCAGGGGTTTATACCATTTAACTAATCGAATTTCTTAAAAGGAGGTAAACCGTTTGTGTGTTCTGCGGCTTTCGTGACATATTTTCCTCAGAGACCAATCTTAGGAGATAATTGCAGAAACATATTTACGGGTTACGATTATTTAGGAAATCACGAAAATGTTTGATACATCCGCAAGTTCTTTTTCGAGATACGCTTTGATGTTGGCTTTCGCCTCATTCTTCCATGCGCCTCCGTCTGCCTCAAACAAGGCACAGGTAACGCCATAACGGTCATTGTCCTTTACTCTGAAAATGAAGTTGCTCATAGGCTGTGCAACTTCTGTAAAGGTTCTGTACGGCATCAGGCGGCAAGGACTAGGAACTTCGACTTCCTGCAGAGAGGCAACGCCTTTCTTGATTGCCGCTTTCTGTCCTACTCCGGTGTCTCCGTATTCTGCAACAGTGCCGGCCTTAACATTTCCGGCAAACTGTAAGATGATCGGCTTATCATTTGCCTCAGCATCCTCGTTTAAGAACTTGGACTGCACACCGATAACAAACTCTTCGTTTCCGATGAACTGACCGAATGAAAACTCCGGGATCTCTGCTTTGACAACTGCCAGTGTTTCTCTCTGACGGTCTGCATCCAAACTGGAGAACAGACGAACCTCAGTAGGAGAAACCACCTGGGCGATGTAATGACCGGTCTTGAAATCAGCCTTACTCTTTTTGATGAAATCCACAAGGCTACTCAGATTGTTCATTGTGATACTGGTCGCTCTGAGTTCCTTGCCGATCTGTGTCATATCTTTGTCTACATAGGTTCTTCCCTCAATTTCCTCAATATGAGGAGCATCGAGAGAAAGAATTTTCTCAATAGCTGCTTTTAACATATTTTCCTCCTGTTACTGTGCGCTACACCAATCTTCGGCAAGGCAATCATTGATACTCGGAACCCACATGGAATGTGAGCCGTCAACGCAACGGATCTGTAAATACGGATTGCATACAAACAAATCTCCCTCATTGAGTCCCCACGCTTCGGCTGTCTGTTTATTACACGGAATACCCTGCGGATAACCTTTCTGGTAAACAACAAACATTCCCTTTCCATTCCATCCCTTACGGGTTACTTTTTGCCCTGCTTTTAATCTGCGTACTGCTTCTCCGAATGTGAATGTCTGGATATTCAAGTCTTTTACATCGGGACCGGCTGCAATCTCCCAATCATCTCTGAGGATGAAAGTGAGCGTGTAGTCAACGTTGTCTGTCTCACGAATATCTAATACTTTTCCGTCCTTGCAGTGCATTTTGATGGAATTATCCTCCCATCTCCAATATCCAACCCATTCCGGCAGTTTAACGATAGCTCCCTGTTTGAGAGCTTCGTATGCTTCCTTGAAAAACATAATATCCTCCTAACTATTTACTGCGTCTCTCATGCTGATTACTTTCTTTCCCTCTTTCGGAGGTTCTGATTTTTCTTCCAGTACCTCTCCAGTCTCAGGATCGCAACCAAGTTCCTCTGCTGTCGGTGCTGAATCCTTTTCCGGATCCATGCACATACCGCACTCATCAAGAGTAAGCTGACCTTTGATTGCGCCTTTTGCGTGTTCTGTGAGGGTTGTTACGCCGCTACGGAAGTCCTTGTTGATGAATAACTGAGTTTTCAGTCCCATCTCAGGAGCCAACTTAACGGAAGTCTGAACCTCAACAGCAACATCTTCTCTATCATCCTCTGATGGAGTGAGAACAATCTTAATGTCGAGAGTTCTTTTCTTCTTGGCATCCGTATTCAAATCGAGAATGTTGTCAGAAATCTTTGCCAACGCTCTGTCGATTCTTTCCTGAACGCCTCCGGCACACATAGATGCCAATGTAAGTTTCTCTGCCACTTTTATCACTTCCTTTCCTAAATGTAGAATTTTCTGTATCTATCAAAGAACTTTTTTCGTGCTTCATCCACGGTAAGTCCTTGTGATACCTCATTGAGTTCGTAGGAGAGCTGCGCTATTATCTGCAAGAGTTTTTGTACCTCTGTGCTCTGGTGTGCGCTTATCTTCCCCGTTCTGTGATGTTCTGGTGTGAGTGGAACCCATAAGCCATCTTCATCTGCTTTTTTTCGGTTGGGACCTCCGAGACAGTGATGCCTCTCAACCCCATACTGACCGTTGATAATATCAAGATCCGCATATTTCATATCCACAATAATTGAATCTCTCATTAAATCTCTCCCATAAGCATATCCATTGATATAGGCCCATCCAAAACCTCAGTGTCGGCACAATAGTCGCACACCTCACATCTCAGAGGTTCAATTTCTCCATCTTTCAGGCGTTGAACCTTGATGATATTGCTTTGGAACTCTGCCAGTTTCTCATCCATAACCATAGGTGGAATTTCAATAACCTTAATTCTCGGATGAGGTATATTTCCTGGAGAAGTCTTATCTTTGCTAATTGCACAAATATAAAACGGTAACAATTTACCTGTGTTCTGCCTATATATTTCTCTATAAACAGCCCCTTGGAGGTCATATCCCCACCATTCGCAGAAATTAAGTCTCTGTCCGAGATCCTTTGCATAAAAAGTTTCTGTAACAGATTTTACGGTTTTTAAGTCAGTGATCCTTTTTCCATCGCAACTATCAATTTTGATTTTTACCGGTATGCCATTGATTTCCCCGGTCATAATTACCTGCTTATCTCCGGCCATATACTGCATAAAAACTTTGTCTTTTTCTGCCCTGTCAATCATTGCAGAGGCCTGCTTGTACTCGGCTTTCAATTCTCCGGCGGTTTTACCTCTGGATGAAAAGATTTCTGGGTGCTGTGCGGAAAATGTAGGAAGTGTCCCCTCAAAGTAGGCATCCACATAAGAACCTACCAATAACGGAGTGGTGGAGACTTCCTCTACTTCTCCCCGGAGTTTTGCCATCGCATAAGCCTCACAACCTAACTTTCCGGTTGTGCCATTGAAGTCCTTATACTGAGATACGGACACATACTGCATATTGGCTTCCTGTGAGTAGTAATTCTCCGGGGTAAGTGCGATGAGGTTACTCATCTACTTCCTTAAATGTTCCATCAATCACACCATCAGAATCCTCATCTCCGTTATGAGAACTCTGATCCTGAGACTGATAAATGTCCTGTGCCCGATACTTCTCTTTTGGTTTTTCCTTAACATCAAATGCCGAACCATCTTCAAATGCCTGACACTGTTCTGCTGTATCAAAGTTGAGGTCAATCAACTTACACAGTCGGCGGAGAACTGTTTTCTTACACATCTCTCCGTAACTTTCTTTCCAAGCCTTACTGTTTGCTGCCTTTGAGAATGTCTGTCTGGTATGTTCAATGTCCTCTTTGCTCATGGTGTCGTACATCATGGAACCGTCTTTGTAGAGGACTACCGCAAATGCACCGATAATCTCTCCGTTTGAAAAAGTCTTAGGTCTGAAATTGACATACTGCTTACCGTTTTCAATTACTTCCTCAAACTCATCTCCCTCACGGACTACCTTTGCGTAAATGTCCTGAATAGGATTGCTCGAATATCTCTTGCACAGCTTGATCTCTCCCTTGTAATCAGTCTGGAACTGACACTGATTTCCGTAAGGAATTGCGTAACACTCTCCGTTAAAGAAATCGAGACCAAGGAACGCTCCTTTTAAGAGTGTTCGCACAACGGTCGGTGCTTCACATTTTGAAAAATCAGCCTGTCCGTCCTGCAGAACCGTCATGCAGTTCTGTAGAAATCTCTGCTTGTTGAATTTCTCCGGCAGAGCCGCAACCTGTTTTTCAAGGCTTTCGTCCAGTCCTTTATGAACTGCCACTAAATAATTTGTGTCTTTTGTTGCCATAAATAACCTCCTTGTATTTTTATGAATCTGCCTACCAAGAAAAGGCTATGGC